TTTGCGTTCTTCTACTGTATCCCTTATCGGGGTGCCGTGCTTTTGGCATCACTCTCACTCCTTAAGAATACCAGGATCCTCTTGGTTTGTCAACCCCCCTTTGCCGCCTTACGAGCGCTCTTCTCCTCGGTAATCTCACCTCTACGGGTCTTAACCAGTTTACCAACCTCTTGTAGCGCCTTACGGGCACGAGTACCAGCGGCATTATTGCCAGCAGTAAACTTTTCGTCTTCTACTTTCCACTCTTCAATAGCATTAAGTAGTTCTTGTGATGTTTGTGACATAATAATCTCCATAAAAATAAGATATGCTTATATATAACATTTTTTACTTACAGTCATCAACCCAGGGGGCACATAAACGCATTTCTCCTCCGAGTGACTTACATTCTTTGGTATAACACGCGGATTCATCAATAGGTTTTTCTGAAAATATTGGAGCAGGAACTTCTACGGGTTTCTCTTCAGATTGTTTCCAATAATCATCAATTGCTCTATCAACATCCCGAACAATTCTTCTTTCGAGTTTCTTATCATCTTTAATAATAAACTCATTCAATATAGTTTGCGGAAAATATTTTCTCTGTATTTCATCCAGTAAATCC